AATCCGACTCCAGCGGCGTCACCTCAAGCGACCGCACCAGAACAGCGTCGGTGCCGGCGGGAACGCTGTCGGTGCCGTAGGTGGACTCAGTCTTCGCCAGGATCAGGCGTTTGCGGCTCAGAAGCGCCATTGCTCAATTCCTCAGGTTCGGGGTTGAGGGGTTGGGCCGGCTCTGTCCGCTCAATGAGCTTCCGCTTGCCGGTTTTGGGGTCAAGCAGGTAAGTCCCGCCCTGGCCCCAGTATTCGTCTTCCATCGTAGCCATGATCAGCTTGCCAGATTCGTGACTGAGGTTCTGTACTTGACACGATAGTCGCACTGCACCTCGCCAGCTGCGCCATCAGCCTCTGTGAACACGAATGACACGCCAACAGGCTGAACGTCGTAGGCGATGCCACCCAGCGTCAGGTCAGCCATGAGCTTGCTGTGCAGGCTCTCCACGATGGGGTCAGCCTGCTGGTCAGGGATTGCACCGCGCACGATCACGGTGACCCGCACGGTGAGGGTCCAGTCCAAGGTGGGCAGGCTGGTCGCCTGGTTCGCTGTGTCATTGAGCGGCTCCACAATGATGGCGGGGCTTTCCTCCCGCGGCACGGGCTCAACGCGCGTGCGATAGATCCGCGTGCCAACCCCGGTAGTTCCGGTGAGCGCCGTGCGCACGGCGGCAAGGATGGTCTCGCGCTTAGTCGTCATGCCCAGGGTCCGACTGAGGTGTTGGCGCCTGCGGCACCGATGGGCCAGATGGTAAAAAAGCTACCCGCAACAGTTGAATACGCCCCGCCCGGTGCCGCGCTGAGCTGATACTGCGGGGTGAACGTGCCGCCAGCGTTGACGCTTACTGTGCCGTGGTATGTGTAGCCATACTGAATCGTGGATGCCGTTGTTGCGCTGGTTAGGTTTGCCAATGTGGCGGCAGATAGATGCGCGGCAATAGTTGTTCCTGTCCCCACCGTGGGCGGTGCGACAGTTGCGCCTGTCACGTAAGCGGTATAAAAAATGTTATTCAGTGTCGCTGTTCCGCCGAATAAAATTCCAAATGTATGCGAAGTTGTGCCGGATGTTTTTGATACAAGAAAATCTGCAGTAAAAGCGTAGACAGTCGAGGCTTGAAGGGTAACGCCGACATTGAAAAGCGACTGAGCCCCTGTAGCGTTATTTCCTGTGTGATTACTATTCAGCCGATAAAACATCATTGACGGCGACACGCCACGCGCTACTGGCGTGGTGTAAATCACCTTGCCGTCATATTCCATTGCGCCAGCCGTAGCCGTTGTCAGGTTCGTGCCTGACTGCATGGTCAATGGTGACAGTGATGTGGTGCCGGCTGCCAGCGTCAAATTGCTGGTCAACGTTCCACCCGTAAAACCACTAGCAGGCGACCATGTAGGAGTCGCACCAGAACCAGCAGAGGTTAGGACTTGACCCGATGTTCCGGCAGACCCCGCAAGTTGCAGGGCGCCGCGAAGGTCAATGCCGTTTTCAATCCGTCTGGTCATCAGCCAATGACCACTACGCGGTAAGCATTAGAAGCCGGGGCAGTGGCAAACACAATGGTCAGCGTATTAGTTGTGGTATGCGTAACATCAGCAATTACCTCGTCGTAGCTGCTGTTGTTGTAAACAGTCACATGCACGTCGCGGCTGGCGAGGTTGTGCGTAACCGTATAGCTGGTCGCGCTGCCGTCACCGATGCTCACCGAGTATTTCTTTATGCGACCAGACCAAGTGGCCAGCTTCAGCGGCGTGATGATGCGAAGGTCATCAGTGCCAGCGTCAACTTCAGCTTGTGTCGCAAGTTCAGCAATACCGGCGGTCGTTTCACTGGCTGCAGGCGCAGCGGTGCCAAACGTCACCCAACTGATCGTGCTGCTGCCAAGCGTGCCGTTGACCTGATCCTGACGGTAACTGGTGCTGGCGCTGGTACCTTCCTCCACCGTGGTGACGGCCTGCTCTAGCTGAGCGAACGTGCTGGCGTCCAGCGCCCGAGTCATGGCAACGGCAGAGCCGTTCCAGACGTAGATGCCGTTCTCGGATGCGGTGCTCTGCGAACGCACCAGCACCCGGTCCTGCGACGCCATTGTGATGCCGTCGATCGTCGCGCCGGGGCTGCTCAGGTTGATGTTGGCCTGCGTTGCAACGCGACAGCTGTCCTTCCACGCCAGACCCTCAACCAGCGAGTCCACATAGGACTTCGGCGCCGCATCACCGCTGGCCGACGGGCTCGGCAAGTTGATGACCTTGGAAACCGACTGGAAATCAAAATCGGCAAAAATCTTCCGAGCCATGTCAGGTCAGCCTCGCAAAGCCGGCGGTGGGCACTGTGAACACGATAACAGCGGTGTTCACACTGGGATGCGACACCTCTGCCTCGATCTCTTGGCTGCCGCTGTTGAACACCTCCACCGATGGCACATGGCCGAGGTTGTGATTGATCGTCCACGTTGCTGATGCTGTGGACTGCGTGAACACGTAGCCGGCACCTTCGTCGGTACCGTCCACCCATTGCGTGCCGTCGTATTTCAGCACTTCGCCGGCGGTTGGATTGGTCAGCGACACGTCGGTGAGATCCTGCAGCCCGAACGTGCGCGGATCTTGCCCTGGCGCGGTGCTTCCAGGTGCCAAGCGCTGCAGCGCTACCTCGCAAAAAGCACCGTCATCCAAGCGGCGCACCTCGCGCACTTGGTAGTTCACGCCGGCCACCGTGATCCCATCGCCAAATAGCAGCCCGCCAAAGTCAGCAGCGCGAACCGTCAGCGTGTAGTCGGTCGTCAGCACCAGGTCGCCGCTGATGATCTGGCTGGGCATGTCGAGGATGCCCAAAGCCGTCACAGCGCCAGCCGTGCAGCTGACGCCAAAGTCATTCAGGAAGACGTTCAGGTCCTCACTGAGCGCCATCGGCCTTCACCTTGCGGGCAGCCTTTGGCTTTGGTTCCTCAGCCGGCGCTTCCACAGCCCGGCCAATTTGGATCAGCTCGGCGGCCACATTGGAATCCAGCTCGTAGACCTTGCCGGCCTCGAGGTATTCGCCCTTTGCGGCGCAGTCGATTTCGATCAAAACCTTCATGAGAAAAAAGGGGGCGGTTGCCCGCCCCCGCTCCTATCAGGTGGTGATGTCCAGGATGGCGGCGAAGCTCTTGGGATCGCGCACGGCCACGTCATAGGAGACGATGCCGCGAACGCTGGTCAGAGCCTTGCTGAAGTCGTCCTGATCCTCACCCACGGTGATCTCGAGGCCGTTGCCCCAGAAACCAACGATGGCCTGGCTGAAGTCACCCATCAGCAGAGCCGAGCAGACGCCGCTGCTGGAACCCTTGGTCAGGTTGCTGGGCACCTGGTTGGTGGAGGCCAGGGGGTAGCCGTTCAGGGTGCCAGGGGTGGGACCACGGCCGATGCGGGCGGCGTCGGCGTTGAACAGGAAGGGACCGTCGCCGGTGGTGGAGCCACCTGCGCGCAGTTTCTTCAGGGCAGCCAGCACCTTGTAGTTGGTGAGGTAGGCCACGTTGCCGGGGTTCACCGCACCGTTCACCTGCATCACGGCAGCTTCCAGGTCCACCACCTTCTCGAGGGTGATTGCGCCACCGTTGGTGCCCATGGCCACCGAGCCGATGCCGGAGGTCTGCATGATGCCGGTGGGCTGACCGGAAGAACCGGAGCCGTTCATGATGCCCAGGTCGATGGACAGGTTGATGCCATCGGTCAGGTCACGACGCACCAGCTCCTCGATGCCAGGGGTGCCCTGCAGCAGGGTCTGGCGGCTGTACTTGGACAGGGCGGCCAGGTTCTTCGGCGTCATGGTCACCTGGTCGAAGGTGGACTCCGACTGGGTGATCGCGGTGGTCTGGGTGCTCAGGTAGTAGGTCGAAGCCACGCCGGAGCGGCGGGGGATCGCCACGTTGCCCACCAGGCCAGGCATGGTGCGCACGCCCAGCTGGAGCATCACTGCGTTGTTGCGCAGGAACTCGATGAACTCATCGGCCATCAGGTCGGTGGCAACCAGGTTGCCGCCGGTGGAAGCGCCAGAGGTCACGTAGGTGGCGCGCTGAGCCAGAGCAGCAAAAGGAACGAAGAAGGAGCGCTCAGTGGTCTTGCTGACGCCGGACTTCTCGACTTCCTTGCTGAGCTCACGCACCAGACCAGCTTCGCGGCTGCTCCAGTCGCCGGTCAGCATCGCGCGGATGCCAGCGGTGATGCTGTAAGCGGCGCGCTCGTCGGCGGCCATTTCAACGGGAGCCACGGTCTCGACCGGCTTAGCGCCGAGCTTGTCAAGCACAACGGCGCGAGCCTCGTCGAGGCTGCGGCCGCCCTCGATCAGCTGGCGGCCGATGTCGGCCATGCCGTGCTGGTCGCACAGTGCGGTGATGCCGGCAATGCGGGCGCGCTCGGCTTTGGCAGCCTCGGCAGCCGCTTCAGCCCGCACCGCTGACAGGTCAGGGGTGTTTTCCATCGGAACCTCAGGTTCAGGTTGGGGGGTCGGTGATGCGGCTGAGGCCGCAGGATCGGCCTCGAAAGACCGACCCACACCCACAGTGGGGTCTGCAGGTATGCTAACCACGCTCACTTCGTAGGGAGCCCAGTTGGTAGCGACGAAATCACCGCTTCCACGTTGCTCCATGTCGAGGATCGCGTAGCCAAAGCTCACATTACGCAGCACGCCGTCGCGAACATCGGCGAGCACTTCTTGAGCAAACGCGTTGCGGCTGAACCGCACGTTCACGTAGCCGCGCTTTTTCTTGCCGTCGATCCAAGCGCGCTCGACCACGCCGATCACCTTGTTCGGGTCGTGGTTGAACAGCAGCGGCGCAGAGTCATTCAGGCGAGCAAGATCCACGCTGCGCTCATCGTGCTGCAGGATCTCGTTCCCGAAGTAACGGGCGACGGGGTACTCACTCGAGAAGGGGAACTCGATGCTGCGCTCGTCTTCGCTGACCGCAAAGTCAGCTACCTCCGAGCGCTTCAGCAGCTGCCCTTCAAGATCACGCGATAGGTCCATCGGTGTTCTCGGCGTCATCTTGCACATTATCGTCGGTTGCGTCTGGATCACTGGTCGGGTCCAGTTCTTCCGCCTGATCTTCGGCCACATCGCCAGCCTGCTGTGTCCCGCTGGCGTTCACCTCATGCGGATCGGTGTCGAACGTCAGATCCAGCTCGTCGGTCATCTCGAGCTCCGCAGCCCTGGCCATCAGCAGCTCCTCGAGGTCGCCGCCCTGCTCCGCCACCACCTCGCCCAGCGTCTTGAAGCCGCAACGCACGGCGTCCTTGTAGGCCTGCACCTCCTTGGCCGGATCCACCCACGCCCAGCCGCGCGGCATCCACCGCACCTGGCGGTAGCGCTCGGGGTCGGTCTCGTAGAACGGCAGGTTCACAGCGCCGCTCAGCACGGCCATTTCCAGCCAGGCCTCGTAGACCGGCTGATGGAAGTTCTCGATCAGGTACTGCTGCAGCGCGCGCCAATGGTCGCGATCCTCGAGCAGCGACAGCCGGCTGCTGCTGTAGTTCGTCTGGCTGAAGTCGCGGCTCACCGACTCGTAGCTGCAACCCACGCCGGCGGCCATTGCGCGCAGCATTGCCCGCAGGAACGGCTCAAACTGGCCATCGGGCGCATCCAGCGCCGGCACCGTCACCTTCTCGCCAGGCGCGAGGTACTTGAACACGCCGGGCTCAAAATTCGACACCCGCTCCCCGTCGAGCACCTCATCGCCCTGCAGCTCGCCCTCCGGCGACTCGATGAAACCCATCAGCGCGCTGCTCGCTCGCGCGCGGATCACCTCGGCCTCCTCGTAGCCCGCCAGGTGGTGCAGCCGCTGGATGGCAGTCGCCAGCCACGGCACCCCGCGCGTCTGGCCGGGGCGCTCCACCAGGTAGAGGTGGATGATCTCGCTCGCCGGGATCAGCTGGTGCCGTGCGCTTGCCGGCGCGCTGAACGGCGCATCGCCCGGATGCTTGCGCAGAAACGCATAGGTCACCGGACGACCCCAGCGGTCGCACTCGACGCCCATGCGCCATTCGTTGCCGTCCACCGTGCTCTTGCCGGTGTAGTTGTCATCCAGCTGGTCGCTCTCGATCACCTCGAGCGCAAATGGCACCCGGCTGCCGCCAAACGGCTGCCGCACCTTGCGGATGAACACCTCGCCCGACTCGGCCATCGCGCCGACCACCAGGCGCTGCAAATCCTGGAAGCTCAGCCGCCCGGCCGTGTTGCAGTACTGCTTCTTGCACCAGGCCTTCCAGGCCATCTCGATCGCTTCGTTCACCGGCTGATCCAGCCGGCCGCCGCCGCGCACCATCCGCACCTGCGCCTGCATCCTGATGCCGGTGCCGACCACGTTGTTCTTCACCGCGCGGATCGCCTGGCGCGCGTAGTCGTTGTCGCGGATCAGCTGGCGGCTGCGGTTGCGCAACCTCGGCAGGCTGCCCTTGATCTCAGCGTCGGCGCTGGTGCCGCTTGTCACCCAGTCAGCCGTCAGGCGGCTCGCCATCGCGCCCTGATACATCCGCCGGCGTGGCGCTGGCGCTGGGGCTGGAGCAGGGCTGCGGCGGAACAGCTCGCGGATCGCAGAACGGACGCCCATCAGAACCGAACGTAGAGGTTGTGCGGATTGCCCAGGCCGTTGGCCTGCAGCTGCGCGGCCTGTTCGCGCTTCACCTGCGCCTTCAGACTAGATTCCAGCGTCAGCAGGTCCGTCAGCTCCATCTTCTTGAGCCGCCGGTTGCCGATCGTGTACTCGGCGACAGCGCCGCCCGAGATCATCGCGCGGATCGCCGCCTGCACCGCATCCAGATCGATCTGCGCCTGGCTGCGATCATCAACCGCCGCAGGCGTGCCCGTGTAGTACAGGTTTTCGTCTACCTGAAACTGGCCTGATCCAAGCGTGATCTTTTCGCCGGCCTTGCTCGCGACCGCTTGCCAGAAGCCAGTGTCGTCGGCATGAAAGCCGTCAGTTGTTGCCGAGCTGAGCGTGAACTCCCACCCAGTTCCATACGCTGTGCCCACAGCCGTTGCGCCGTGGTTGTTGCGGTTGAAGCGGATGTAGTACGTCAGCGCCCAGCCGCCACCGCTACTGATCGCGTTGCCCAGCGTGTCCGTGCTGGCGACATCACGCCACTTCACCGTGTCGCCTCGTCGGATCGTCGCAGGAATGTTCACGGCTCACCAGTTGCGGACGAACGCCGACGCCGCGGCTTCTCCCGATCTTAGGCGCGCCTTGCGTGGCTCCGCATCACCATTCTGCAGGCGTTTTTCCAGCTGGTCCCAGATCGTTCTGCGGTCGTACCGCTGGTAGAGGCGATGTACCGCCGCGTACGCATACACCAGGCAATCCAGCGCCTCATTCCTTGCGCTTGGTTTCTTCACCCATTCCCTCACCGGGAAACCCTTCACGTACCGCAGCGCCTGTTTCTCTGCCGTCAGCTGCTCGAAATACTCGCTGCCGGTCTGCGCATGGAAGTGCGGATACCCTCCGCCCACATCGTTGTGCTTCAGCCGTCCGAACAGTGTCGTCT